CTCTGCACCAGCTTCCTTAAAGGGGGAAGGTCGATATTCTTAAAGACTGAAAAATAAGCGGCGGCTTCCTCTTTTAAGGTCTTGCTCATACAGAAATAAGCCTTTGTCAGGGTATTTAAGGCATCCCGAAAAATATCCGAAAAATACCGGTCTATATTATCCACTGCATTGACTTCTACATCATCTATCGTTTCTGATTCGGGTACATAAGCGTTGTAGTGAAGTGTTGCAGTATAAGTATTATCGGCAATCGGGTAAGGATACCAGAAGCCTCCGTGCATGGCAAAACAGGTCGGCTCGTCCCTGTCATCTTCTTCTGTCCTTCCTGCAATCCTGTTTCTGTACTGATGCCATGTGATTTCCTCTAACGGCTTTTCATCTGTCAGGTGGATTGTCATTAACTTCCTGTAATCAGAAGGAAGGGAATAATAAACAGTTCCTGCGGTAACAGATACAGTTGCCTCTATCCAGATAAAGTCATCAGTAAGAGAGATATATTTCATAGCTGATAGGATATGCTCATCTATATCTGTTTCATTTCTGTTAAGTTCACTGTTTAAATGTGTTAAAATAGCGGCTTTGGTTATAGCCATATCATTTACCCCTTAATTCTTATCTGGTTAATACATAATTGACTTCAGGTGAGCCTGTCCCCTGGTCTACAGGACTTGCTGTAGTTCCCGATTGCAGCTTGATATAGGGTAATGCTGTCAGGGCATCCCTTATTTCCCCGTTCATGGTAATTACTTTGCTTTTTGCAACACTTGCTACAGTTACATCACCAACATCATCAGCTACAACCACATCGTTAAATGTTCCGTCAGGGGTATCACAAGCCACAAATGTTATAACAGCAGTAGTCCATGTTGAAGGAAGGAATAAGGCTATATCCTTGTAATGGGCTTTATCAATTACATTTGATAAACTTGCCATACAGACCTCAACAACATCTTCCGTACCTGTCTGCACTACTGTTTCGGCTGCATCATGGGTAAAGGCTAAATCCTCTACCATAGTCAGTGAAACGCCAGCCTGAATACTGTCAATCGTATAGGTAGCTTCATGGTCGTTGCCTTCATCAACTAATACTGTTTCACCTGCTACAAAACCAGTGGTGGCAGTAACGGCTAATACTTTTTGTTCGGCAGCACTTTCGGCATCAACAGTAGTGTCAGCGTCAACAGTATGGTTATATGACAAATCGGTTTTAGACACAATCTTTACACCTGCGTCAACAGAGTCAACAACAAATTCTTCTTCCCTTGCTGTGCCACGCCCGATAATCACCCTGTCCGCTGCAGTAAAGTTGGTCGTTGCAGTTACAGGTACATCCTTCTGTCCTGCGGCTGCATTATCGTCAATGGTGCTTCCTGTGGAATATACAGTCGGGAAGGCTATACTTCCCCTAACAGTCATATCATGGTCAGGAGTTCTGTTCATGATTTAATCACTTCCTTTTGTTCAATATCGGCTAATATCTCTTCCTTTTTCCGCCTGTGGGTAGGAATATCAAGTTCTTTAGCCTTGGCAACAATCTCTTTATAATTGGCAAGTTTAGCCACTACTTTCCCGCCCTTTTCCTTTATCAGCTTTTCCAGATATTCCTTCCGTATATTTTTGTAGTTGTTGCCCAACTCCATATCTATACCCAATTCCTTGCCTTTTTCCATTAACTTCTGCCCTTCTTCAGTCGTCTTCCAGTCAAGTTTCTTCGGAAATGGTTTGTCGCTTCTGAACATTTCAGGATGTTTCTGTAATTCCTCGATTACCTTCGGATCGTCAGTATCACATGCCCCGTCTATAAATACGCATAACCTTTTCTGGGAGAGTATTTTATCCCCTTCCCTGATTTCCTTGATTACCGAGTTGGGTTTGCGTGTTATCTTTGAGTAAAATCTCATCTATTATCACCTTCTTAAAATAAAGTTAGGGGCAGTTTGCCTGCCCCTGTGGATTTATACGAGTTCAATTACCTGCACGGTAGCAGCGTGGTCGGTGGCCAACCTCTTCCCGGTTGCAGGGGTGAGGGTCAAAACAATAGTATCTGAACTGGTCAAAAACCTTGCTACATCCTCAATCTGGAAAGCGGAGGTCTTATTCTCTACTGCGTTAAAGGTCTGTGCATCAGACGCCCAGAACTCGCTGCCAGCCCCTAAAGAGCAGACAACCGTTCCATTAGCAGCGGCAACAGTTACCAGTATCAGTATTTTCCGTCCCGCTTTGGTCGGGGTAAAAGTAAAATCCTCTGGAGCACTTGCCACAGCAGAGGTAGCGGCATCAGCGGCAAGGACTTTTACAGTATTAACTTCTAAAGTTACATTGTTACAAGATACAGCCATGATATATACTCCTTTCAAAAACTTAATGGGGAGCAGAAGCCCCCCGCTAATTTAGATTACAGTTTCAACACTTTCAGTGAACGCACCTATAGCTAATTCATTCGGTTTGACAACCTTTGCCCCGTAAACATGAAGCCCTTTAAGAGCATCACCAAAACGCTTTTCAGGTTTATAGGCTTCGGTTTCGATAATCTGCTCGGCATAAGCCACTGCCCCGTAAGAGCCTGCAAGTATAATAGTTGCGGCGTTCTGACCTGACTCATACAAATCGGGACCGAGTACATTGGTTACAAATCCGTTGATATTGCCCTTCAAGTCCTGTGCGTGGTAAATACCAGCCAGTAAGAGCTTAGTTCCCATCCAATGAGGCATGGTAATCCATCTCTGTTCTTTCGGTACTTCCGCTTCCTTTAAGAGCAAGTCCATTTCAGCTATATTACTGATTGCAGCAGTTACATCTAAAGCCCCTTCAGTTGGCCCGCTTAGTGCAGCATTGGCAACCATAGCATCGTAAATGAAATCATCTGCTTCATCCTTCATCTTATAAGCGGCTTTACTGGTCGCTTCAGCCATTAAAGCGGAATTGCTCTGAATAGCATCAACATCATCAACAATAAAGTTGAAGTAATCAGCTTCGGTAATGCGGAGGGTTACCCCTGCATCAGTTAAGTTCTGCAAGGAAATATCGCCTCCGGTATAGCTACCGATATCAATATCCCCTATTCCGCTGATATGAACGGCATCGCCTTGTCTTTTGATAGGTGCATCAATTTTGCATCGGCAGATTTTCCCGTATACATGGGATTTCTGCATTTCGTCCATCATGGCGGCATTCCATAATTCAGGAATTGCGTTTAAAATAGACATTTGTCTAACTCCTTTCAATGTTCGTTAAAGTTTATATTCAAGTTATAAGCATCACAATCATGTTAATTCCTTCCCTTTAAGCGTCTTGAAGTTAGACGAAAACCCGCTTAACCCAGCGGTCGGGTATTAAACAAGCCTATTCTTTCGGCTTGTCCCACTGCTTTTGGCTTTCTCTGATTTTGTCAAGATTGGCTGTAATCCAGCCCGGAGTCTTACTCATTTTTTTGACATATTCCTGCGAGTAATAGCCACTCTTGGCGGCAGCGCTGCCCTCTAAACCATCTTTGGAAGTAACCTTCCCGCTTGGCATAGTCTGTTTGTATGTTTCATACCGCTTGGCAATAACAGGATCTTGCAGTCCTACCTTATACGCCATTTCGCCCGGGTCGGGGTCATTGAGGATCAATTCCCTGTATTTGGGGTTACGCTCTATCATTCGTTTCGTTCCCTCGTTGACTTCTTCAAAACTTAATCCCTTCCCTGCCTTTCCTTCTGCGTACTTGGATTGTGCGTCGGCAAAACTTTTATTGATACGCTTTTCCATTTGTGCTTTAGTTTCAGCCTGCTTCTCTTTGGTATACATATCAAGCAGTTTTTTCTCTACCCTTGCTATTTCCTTCTTCAGGGTGGCAACAGTCGCAACATCATCGGGGTCGCCTATGTTAGACTCTTTTTCGGCTAATTTAGCCTCTAACTGTGCAATCCTGTCCTCGTATTGCGTTTCCTTTGCTGCCAGTCTTGCCTGTAATTCCTGTCTTGCCTGTGCTTCTCTCTGCTTGTCAGATAAAAGCCCCTTCCATTCACGCTCTGAATAATACTTTTCCTTTTGCCCTTCCTGGGTTTCCTCGGTTACTTCTTTAACTTCTTCTGCCATTTCTAAAGCTCCTTTTTACATCTGGATAGATGAATTTCATACGATTGCCCCCGTATGTGGGGAAATCCCTTTATCGTTTGACTAATCTTCTCTGGGCCGGCTGTGGTGTCTGTTGCCCCCGTTGCTGTTGCTGTCTTGCCTGCTGTTGTGCCATTTGTGCCTGTGCCTGTGCCTGTTGCCTCATCCGTTCCAGTATTGCCTCTTTTTTGGGTAAATCAGAAGATTCAATGACGATATCGGGAGGTATAATCTCTCCATAAACTTTTGCCATATCAAGCAGCATCTCGAAGTTGGCAAATCGGATCGTCGGGTTGGTCGGACTTGCTGATAATTCCACTCCGTACTTTCCTATCTTGCGGCTTCTGATAGCATCTAATAGCTGGTCTACATTCTGTTCAAGATGTGCTTCACTTGCGATAGCCATCATCTCTTGGGTTGAGAAGGTGTTGCAGTAACGAATCATATCCACTATGGTTTCGGAGTATATTTTGTGGGAATATCCCACATTATCAAAAATTATTTCACTGCCTATCAATCCCTGATTAATACGCTGTCTGTCCTTAACTCCGCTTTCAGAAGTTGGACCTTGTGCCAGCATATTCTGGTTGACTGAACTGATTTTCGTTGCGTCAAGCTCTGCAAGCTGTTCAAGCTGAACATGACCTGCGGGTAATTGGGGAGGCTCTATTCTTTTAGGTGCTACGGACTTGTAATTGATAACAGGTGAAGGCTCTGCGGACTGCTCTTCCAGAATGTCGGGGTCTGCCCCTTCCGTTTCATGGTTGTAGAATCCGCTTGATACATTGGAATTGATGATATTCATCGCCTGACTACGCCTCTTGTTTTTCTCTTTCTGCGGGTCAATTAGGTTGTCTACCACGCCTAAGCAGTTTCCGTTGACATAGTACGGTACAAATCTGATTATCGGGAACTTGTTCATTTCCCCGAAAGGTCTTTCGATATGCTCTAATTCAATATCCCCCAGTGTAGTTGTGCAGTTCATGACTGGGATAATATTTTCCCTGACTGCAAATATAGGCTGTCTGCCTTCTTCCTCTGCCCTTCTGCGGTCTTTTTCAAGTACAACCTTGAGTAAATCAAGTTTGCTCTTGTGTACCCTTGTATGGCTCATATTCATGGTGTCAATCAGAAAGGTTGCCTTTTCGTAATGTTTCCACCATGTTTCACGGACTCTGCATTTAAACTGGTCTGGTGATACAACACTTCCGGGTATTTTAGTCTTATCCCTGTTATCCAAATCATCATATTTGAGATTGTCAATATCCTGTTTGCTCTTGGGATAGATGAGCTTAATCTGCTCCTTATCGCCCCAGTAGGACTTGATAACATATTTCCCATAGTTCATGTCATATTTCTTGTTCTGCGGGTCTTCAACAATGTCAAAAGGATCTTCTACATCAACTGCTATTTCCCCGTTAAAGGGGTCTTGATCATACTTAATATCCAAACTAACAAAGCCTTTGGTTGAGATAATCCCGTCAAAGAACATGGCACTTCGTAAATACTGGGCATTAGACTGGTCTTCCACGTGTTTGCATAGCTCGGTCAGTAATTCCGCAACAGGTTGCAGTCCGCCTTTTTTCGGGAATACCTTAATATCCATGCCGTTTTGCCGTTCATAGCCTGTTAGAAGGTTAATAATCGGGAAGATGATATTCAGGGATAAGTGCATACGCTTCAACTCATCTAAAATGGCAATATCCCTTGCATCCCACTGCTTATCGCCCCCCAGGTAAAAGCCATAGTTACGGGTAGCGTTTAAAACATATTCAAACTGCCCTTTATAGCCCTCGTCCCAGAAATCCTTTAGCTTGACTATTCTGTTGGTCTGTGTCTTGGGCTTAACGCCTACTGTTACCAATCCTGAATGTCCTTTTGGCATGGTTATAGACCTCTTTCCTTGATCCACTGCTTATGTCGTAACTTAATATTGCGATAAAACATATTTGCAGTAGTAATCTGTACTTGCATATATTCCCCGCATTTGTCGCAAGGCTGGTTATTTCTCTCTGCTACATTACATATCTTTTCATTTTCTGCCCCGCATTTGGGGCATTTAAGCTCATAGATTGGCATATAAACTCCTATACGCTCATGGCTGAGCCATAAGACCTTTTTCTCCTGAATACATTCTTAAAATGCTTTTCCTCTCGTGTTTTTAACACATCAAATCCCTGTGCTTGTCTGATATTGATTGCTGCATATCGAGCAGCTGCCCCTGCGTGGGAATGAATATCATGCTTTTCTGTTTCGGTGTAACGCTGTTCAAGTTTGTTGTAAACTTTCCCCCATAGCTTGAGATGTCTTATTCCCTCTCTGCAGTTCTTTTCGTCAAACCTGCAAAGTCCCAATAAGCCCCTGATAGCAAGTAATCCATTTTCAAAAGAAGCTCTTGGAGTAACATGGAAGATAATCCCCACATCCTTTGCATGGGCAAGTCTTGATTTTGCTGTTTCCTCTTTTCCAACGCCCTCTCGGTTGAGAATGTCAAATGGTGCATAATGTTTTCTGTATAAATAGCCCTTTTCCTGGAGTATCCTTGCCCAGTAAGTGAAAGTTGTTCCGCTTGCTTCCTCGAAATCGATAAAGCGTATTTCCTGCCCCACCTGCTGAACAAACCAGATAGCAACGGGATCGCCTACGCCTAAATCCCAGTAAGTGTCAACAAGGTAATTCGGGTCATATGGCAAGTATTCAATCCTGCCATTGTCCTCTATTTCCTGCATCTGCTTTCCGATATAAGTTCCTTCAATGCCCTGCTGGAATGAACACCAGTATTCCTGCTGTGCCTCATCTTCGGTCATAATCCCGTCAGCAATTTGAGCTTCAACCATTTCCCTTGTTACAATCGGGTTGCCATTATGGTCATATGTGTCGTCTATGGTTGCAGTCATGCAGAAGTTGCGGGTAGTGTTCTTCATAGCAAGGTAAAAAGCGTCATAATACCAGTTCTGGCCATTAGGAGTAGATTGGACTACCTTCCAGCCTTTTGTCGCAATAAGCATTGGATTAATAACTTCCAGTACTTTCTTTTCCATTCGGGACGCTTCTGATAGCACTACTCCGTTGGCTGGTTTTCCCCTTAGCTTTTCATACTGCCCGTTGTTTACTCCAAATATCTGTATCACGCTTGTTTTGCTGTCGCTTGAACGGATAGTTAACTTCATGTCCGCATTATCTCTGTGCAAGACTAACTCTTTAGGTACATAATGCTCTAATATGTCGTTTCCCTTATGGTCTTTGCCTTCCCAGATTGCATCCCGCCCCTGGTTTAGTAGTGGAAAGATATAATGATATGTTCCAGGTATCTCTGCCGCTTCTGGTATTGCAATCCCCGCAAAAGAGGTTAAATCTTTCCCGCCCCTTCTGTGGATATTCAGCCAAACATCCTTGCCTAATTGATGATTACCAATAATTGGTCTTTGCCACGGGTAAGGGTTAATATTGTGAGGTAACCTAACTCTTAACATCTAAATCCTTTGTGTAATCAACTTTTTCTATGGTTATATTGCCTGTAAGATTGACATCTTTCTTTTCAGCTGGATATTTGTTTTTCAGCTTAAGCAACATATCTATATATTTATGTCTTGTTGGATAATCCTCTACATCTATAAACTCAACATTCTTTGAATTAGCATCAGGCAATTCAGGATTATTCTCCTGTGCCTCTTTTGGTTTGATAGGAATAACGGAAACTACTTTGGTTGCCTCAATCCCTTCCTTGATCTTCTGCATGATATAACTATCGTCCATTCCAAGCTCTTCCATAATCTCATCGTCTGTTAATTCAAGTTTTTTCAATAACTGCCGTCCTAATTCGCAAGCAGCGTTACCCTTATAACTCGGATTAACAGAAAGATATGATTTTGTAATATTCCCGCCATTTTCTATATATGCTTTTATGAATTTTTTTTCTTTGATTGTTCTTTTAATTTTTGACATAATTACCCTCTACTTATATAAGGTAAAGTTTTACCCTGATTTATGCATGATTTACTAAATATTTTTAATTTTCTTTATAAAATAGAAAAAACGGGCTCAAAATAAGCCCGCTATGAAGATATTTGAAGGTAACTTAATATAAATGTATTGTCAGTTTTTTAATATTTCCCTTAATTTGTCTAACGCATTACGTTTAATTCTGTTAATTGTTGACTGATGAAGATTAAGCATTCCCGCTATTTCCCTTTCCAGATAGCCATAAAAATAATACAGATAGATGATTTCATATTCCCTGCTATTTAATATCTGAATCACCACCTTTGCAGATGTCCTGATACCTTTGTTCATCTCTGCAATATTTACGGATGCCATTACAAACGCTTGTTTTAATATTATTGACGCCCTTGTTGTGTGCCTCAATCAATAACATTACCCCTTGCTGATAAATGTCATCAAATCCGTGATGTTTGTACCTGATTGCCAATCCCTTTAGAAAATCCTGATACTCTGATATTAGCTTTTCGTGCAATTATATTTCTCACTTTCTCCTCCTATTCCTAATTAATTTAAACTTTTGCTTTTACTAAATCCTCAACATCCCTGACTAATAAATACTCCCCGCCTTGAGCCTCGAGGTTCTGTTGGAACTTAACTTGCCCTGGTGATTGTTTGCTTCCTCTGGCTGGTCTTTTACATTCGATAAACAGCACCCTGCCCTGCTTGATTGCAATAATATCCGGAATGCCCTTATATGCACCCATACCTGCAAGGTTGTAGAAGTGAAACCAGCCTTTGAGTGATAGGTAGTCTTTAACTTGCCTTTTTACATCATTTTCGGTAATTTTGTGTAAAGCTTTTGCTTTTACTTTTGCTTTAGTCATTGTGTCCTTTCCTTTACGCCGCCACTGGGCGTTCTATATCCTCAATACACTCCTTTCTTTATTTAGATTTTCTTTTAAATTACTGTCCAGTAACTTCTTCAGCTCCTCTGGTGTATACAGCTTGCCAAGTTTGGTATGGTCAAAATCTTCTCTTAACAGTCCCCCATAACTTAATATAGTCCTAATCTGTGCCATCCACTTTTGCCCGATTTGCTTGTGGTAATCTGTTGGTTCGGGGAGTTTTACTCTGCGGTTGCCGTCCTTTATAGCGTATTCATAAAAACGTTCTTTGATTTCGCTTATGTTTGGAAACCATTTTGATTCACCTGCAAGTTCAACTACCCTGATAAAATAATTTTCCGGATAATTTTCGTCAAACAATAGAAACTTTCGCCATAATGCCACCTGCGACGGTTCAAGTTTGCGGTTATATAATTCCTCAAAAGTGTTAAGCATTACCTTAAAACTGGCTTCCTTCTTCTGTTGCTGATTATTTAATTTTTCATTAAGTAGCTGTAACTCAGTATCCAAATCTTACCTCCTGTCATTCATTACTTTCTCCATAAACTGGTCATAGCCGTTTTGATTCGGATTAATGATTTTTTCCTTTTTCAAGTGGTATACATCCTGCCAGCAGTGAAAAATTGACTGCTCCATAATTTTAATTTGGGTATCAACATCAGGGCTTAATTTTTCCAATCTGGTTATTAACATAGACTCTGCTTTATCGGTCATTGGTTTCTTGATTTTATTTCTCATGGTTTTAAAATTATTCAGGGTTTTGATAAACACATCGCCCTTTCTTTTGTATAGTTTCTTTTGTATAGTTTCTTTCTTTTCTTTTGTGTGTACCTGTTTGGGTAACAATTTTGTACCCATTTGGGTAACTTTATGTACCTGTTTAGGTAACTTTGTGTCCTGGATAGGTAACTTTTTTTCAGTTTTATTTGTTACCTGTTTAGGTAACTTTTGCCATTTTTCATAGTCTTTTTGAAACGATAATTTTTTCCCGTTTTTAACCAACATATTCCTATCCAATAATTTTTTGATAGTCCTGCTGACATGACTTCTGGCAATATCGGTCATCTCTGAAATTTGGGTTGTTGTAATCCAATCTTCTGTCTTATTCCAGCCATAGGTTTTCCGAAATATGGCAAATATAATTTGTATCTCATAACTTGAAAAATAGGTTTTTGCCATAACCTCTAATAACTCATTCGCTATAGATGTATGTCCGTTTTCCTTTTGTGGATTTGCCATCCCCTACCCCTTAATCTTCTCCATTATCTTTTGCGTATCGCATTCTATATCCAGCTTTTTTCTGCTACAATCCTGAATATATTTACATAGTTTATTCCAGTCATTAGAGTTTAAAACCCCGTATCGTGGTGCGTGTTTTACTCCGTCAATGTATCCCTGGCTGTAAACTATAGCATCCATATAATTTTTAGTCTGAAATATCTTATCTATCACTTTCCGCATGTCTGTTAAAATCATATTTCCCCCTTCATTTTTGCCAATTCCTTCCATATCTTGCAGTTTTCCTCGTGGAGGTCTTTGAGGAAGTTAATACAATGTTCCATAAAACTTGCAACCCATATTTCAGCTTTAGGATAATCTTTGCAATATAAACTTTTGTACTTTTCCATCTCCTCAATATTACTCATTTCCCACCTCCGAGATATTCTTCTTTAAAATATTTCATATTCCCAATTAGCGGTTCATCTAAAGAATTTTCAGGACAACCAGCATCATAATAAGTTAAATTACAATGTCCAAACTCTTCTTTAAATGCTTCCCACATCCCCTTATACGCCTCATTTTCTTTTTTCAGCTTTTCGTTCTCTTTTTCAAGTGATTCAAGTAGTTTAATGATTTCCTTATCCTTTTCTGCAAATTTTACATGCCCTTTGCTACGATGCCAAAAATTTTCTTCCGCCTCTTTTTCCAAAAACTTAATCGCTTCTTTAACTTCCATTTATTTCCTCCCATTCCTTTTTGGTTGGATTCCAGTCCTTGCCATAATTAAGATTCATCACATATTCTAAAACTTTTTCTTTTAGTTCTTCACGTTGTAGCTTACCTCTATCAAAATAATATCCAGACCAATTATCTAAATCACCAAAAATGTAAGCAAAAGATTCAATATCTAACATCCCAAACAAATCCTCTAAAGTAGGTAGCCATTTATAATCATGCGGGTTAGAGCTACCTAAACCAGATTTGCAATATAGATATGGCTTTTCACCGTTCCAAAACCAATCGCCCTTGTTATACTTGCATAAGTCCTGTATCTGCTTATTGTTAATTACCATTTCAATGTAAGTTTCTGTAAACATCTTTCCCCCTTCTTTCCGGGGCAGCCCTTTATCGACTGCCCCTAACACAATTACTATTACTAATGCTATTAAATCTGCATCACAGGTTAGACTCTCTATTCAGTTGGTTTGTTTCATGGACACCTCCTATATTGTTGCCACCTGACAGGATTCCCCACCCTGTAACCCAAATCTCTAACTCTTTAAAATAGGGTTATCACATAGTTTTTGAAAAGAAACGTCTAACTTTATTATCTGGAATAACCCCTCCAAGTTGAAGCAACCTGACGCCAGAACGCCACAGGTGGCATATTTTAAATTGTTTCGTAATAGGTCAGTTTCACTTTGCCGATGTTGATTTTGTATTCTTCTATAAGATTTTTTAATATTGAACTCATACCAATAGCACTACCAATATACCTGTGTGTTTGTTTGTCTATCTCAAAAAGTTTGTAATAGAAATATTTTTGAATATGTCTATAGTCTACATTGTGTATTTGTCCCAACCGCCTTTTCCCACGCCACTCAAAAGTGCAATAGCAGGGCAATTTGATACGGTCTATATTCTCCCTGCACTCATATTCCCCCTGTAGCGGTTTGTTTGTGTAATGCACCTCCACAATATCCCTTTCAGGATTATTCACATAAGTAACTATTTTTGTTTCCAGATAAGGTCTTTCGTTAATTGCCTTTTGTGCTAATTCGGATACCATAACTTTACTCCTTTTTTAAATTAATATTATTTATGCTTTTCAGGCTATACAAAATTTTCCCCTGTTTGTAAGTGCCATTCTTTGTAAGTTCGGATATTACATTTAAAGCCTTATTTTCGTCAAGTTTGTATAAATAGGTATCATCTATCACATCTACTAAAATATCGTTGTAGTAGCGGTATATTCGCTTCTGCTTGGGTTTCTTAGTCATCTTCTTATCCTTTCATCAGGGGGCGGTCAGTCCGTCCATAACCAACCGCCCCCATCAGTAAAAGCTGGGTCGATCAGCTCTTACTGGTAACTGTTTCTTCCGCAAAATTCCAATCATCATTGCCTTCTTCTTCTGCATCAACTAATTCCTGGTCTTGATTTAAACTTTCCTGTTGTTCCCTTTTATCTCTTTCTCCTGCTATGCCTTTTTTGTTATCACCTAACCACCAACTTATAATGGTGCTTGCATCTGTTTTGGATAAGCCGTTATTAACCTTCTTTTCCAACCTTTTCTTTTCCTCATCATTCATTAAATGGCTTTCCAGTATCTGTTTTTTAATTAACCCAATCTGTTTATCTGTTGCCTTATCGGTGCTTTTAGCAGTAGTTTTAGGTGTGCTGTTATGGTTATAGTCATCATCTGCTATCCCGCCATCCTCTACATCTTGAGTAAATATTTCACTTAAACTTGCTACTGTTAAACTTGCATCAACCTGACTTCTTTTTTTAGCCATTTTAAGGATGGTATTATCAACACTATACGGGTCTTGCTTTACATACTTTCTCTCTCTGCTGTTACAACTACCTAAGCCTTGAGTAATAACCATTCCATTTCTGGTTAAGGTACATCTAACCTGATACTGAAAAAACCCTGTTTCAAAATCTCTTGTTGAGTCCAATATTTCATAGGTAGACTGTAACCCCATTAACATTAGTATTTTTTCAGCACCTGGCTTTAATAGTGTAGGTTTAGAGCAACCAGGGATAGTTCCAAAATCCTTGCCTTCTTTTAAATTCTTTCTCACAATACTTTGAAATTCATTAATCTTTCTTGTTGTGCTTTCTACGGACTTAATATCCATATTCTCAATAATTGTTAAGCTATTAGATTCATTACTCATAATTCTTTACCTCTCTTATTTATATTTATTTTTTAATTCCTTTTGCAGGTGATAAACTTCTGCCAATTTCAAAAATATTTTAGTTTCATCTTCCAGGTCTATTCTTTCCTTAACTTCAAAACCTTCTTCCTCATTACGGCCCAGTCTTAAAATCATGTGCCTTTCTACCTGATAATTATTTTCAATTAACAGGTTTCCATAACCACCTAATTGATAAAACATTTCCGAGTAGATTGCCTTGCTTGTTTTGTAATCAACAAGCGTAGGAATACCGTCTAATAAGCAGTAATTATCCATTGTTCCGCCATACCTGTACTTTTCACTTACTAAAGGTGTTTCAAGTAATACAGGCTCTATTTTGTGTTGTGATTCCCATTCCAGATATTTAAGAAAACAGGTTTCAGCTAAATCAATCTGCTTTTCTGTATATCCTGTTGTGTCAACTTCTTCACCCTTTAAATGGCACATAACCATATCATGGGCCAGAGTTCCTATATCTGCCTTATCATCTCTAAATTTTTTGTAATCAATTCCCTCAATGCCTAAGTTCCACGCCCAGTGGATCAACGCAGGTTTGCCTAAAATTCCCAATACTGTTGTAACTCCAGGAACTCTTACTCCATCTTTAGTCTTATAGACTGTATGCACCTTGACTGATTTTCCGTTCTTTACTGCTGTTCCCATTACCATTACCCCCTAATATTTTTTCTTTTCTAAATGCCTGTGGTCTGTCAAATTTCCTGTTAGCCCTTTTTACCAAAATCAACCTTGCCAATTCCTCTGGTATGTCGTTTTCCCTTGCAAGATACTTTACTAATGCTTTACTCATAACTTAACCTCCATTAAATTATTTTTATAGGTCATCTTCCTTGTAGCATTGATACTGATAATCGCCATACATCAACTGCTTTTCCTTTTCGGTCGGTTCGTCCTCTTCTTCCCAGTCAAATTTATGTTCATGACATACTTCCCCATAAGCAGACCAGCCACAGCCGTCAGCAAAAGCACAATTTTGACAACTTCTATTTTCAGATAATGCAGTTTTCATAATTTACCTCCAAGCCATAAATAGTCTTTTTCCTTTTTGTATCCAGTTCAAACCAGTCCTCAACCGAGTACTTTTTCATGAGGATCAATTTTTCCCTGAAGCATAAGTTAGCAAACCATTTGTCATACTTCTTGCTTTCCTCATTTTTCAATACTGCCCTTGTATAAGCTACTTCATAACCTTTGTTCTCTTTCTCTAATTCCTCTATCTTTTCAGTCCAGCCGTTTTTAACTACCATCTTAAATAACCTCCAATAATCTAACTTTTTCACATCTTATTTTTCCATCAGTATTGTAAGGTACAACCACACCTACAAGCCATTCCCATTCGATAAGGCATTTCCATATTTTGTCACCATCATTATTGTCTTTTACCCATTTCAGAGTTCCTACATTAACCCCGCAGGCACAATCTGTTGTTCTACTTGGGTTTACAACTTCTGTAATAATTGAGTTTTCTTTTATTTTCCAATAATCAGGTACAAGGTAATTAGCGTTAAATGTTTTGTAACAAATATAACCTTTTTTTGTTTTCTCAAAATTCTCTTTTAGATAATCAATTGGGGATAATAACCCCTTACAACCACTCAAGTCAGCCCAACGCAATTCAGCCTCACGCAAGTCAGCCCCACGCAAGTCAGCCCCACGCAAGTCAGCCCAACGCAAGTCAGCCCAACGCAAGTCAGCCCAACGCAATTCAGCCTCACGCAAGTCAGCCTCACGCAAGTCAGCCCAACGCAATTCAGCCTCACGCAAGTCAGCCCAACGCAAGTCAGCCCTTTCCTTTTCTTCATCATCGCAATCATTTAACCATTTTTTATGTTTCTCTAAAATATCCTGTAAATTAACTACCATCTCTGCCTACCTCCTCCACACATTAATTTATCCATTATCCTGACTATAAACTTGCACAAAGCACAATCAGGAAATAGAATACAAACCCCAAAATAGCCAACAAGAAAGCCCCAAAAATAAACATAATTACCTCCTTTTAAAATATCCATTACTTACCTCCTTTATTTTTATATTCCTGAAGCAGTCTACCCACTGCGATCCTACAGAACTGAGAAACGGTAAGCGGGATAGCGAGAGTGTCAACTTTGTAGTTTGCCGCTACCTTTTCAATTTCATTCTTATTCTCTTTACTAACCTGAAACCCTATAATTACCTTGTCTTTAGTCATCACATCACCTCCTTTTATCTTTCGTTAATTTTATTATACGCCTTTAAAATAGGTTGTCAAGTATTTTTTTTATTAAAAAGAAAATATAATTATTTTAAAGGTACAAGTAATAGAAAAGCCCCCCGCTGGAGGAACGGGAGGCGTTAATACAACCACACGGCAAACTTAACATCTGCCGTTAGATTGTAATCTTTACCTGACAAATGTATTATTTGCACATACTGTATAGTAACATTTAACATCTATGACCTGTAACGCTGTATATATGTAATCTTTGGGTTATGTTGCAAATAACTCATTTCTCATTTTGATACACGATAATTAACACTTTCTGGGTAGTATTATGACTATTATTTTCTAACTCTACTCATTACCCATATATAGGAATAATTTACCACATCGGAAAACTTATCCCCAAAATGAACAAAATCAATTTTATCAATATCAGAAGGGTCAACATCTTTGGCAATTCCAAAAGCATATATTTTTCTACTAACCATATCATCTTTGCTATATGGTGAATTAATATAATCATCAAATGGTTCAACAATTTTGTAATCAAATGGAATAACTATATCAGCATAGGCTTTTACAAATTCATCATGGACAACCCCTGCATTATGCTCACAAGGTATATCATTCCAGTCATCACCATATTGATTGCCGTTCTTACCGAGATATAGCCTTATTACATTACCTTTTTTCTCAAAATCTATTAATTCTAATTCATTCATTTGACACACTCCAATCAACTCATCAATTTATCCTTACAAGTTCCCCAAAATGCTCTTTATAGCACTTTCACCGAAAACCTCTCATTCAGCGTTTGCTGAAACTGGCTATTATTGTATACACATTGGCTAATCTGTAAGCTGTTTTATCCATTCACTTCCTCATTATAAATTATCCCCAATATATTAAAAACTACTGCACTTAAATGATCCTCATCTCTTTCACCCAAACGCCACTGCATAAAATGACGCATAGCACTTTCGATAAACCTGTCTGTCGGTATGCCTCTTTTCCAGTTATTTGGTGCATATTTTTTAGCCCCGTTGGTGTAATGTATAGCAACCCGTTTTAACGCTTCTACAGGCAATAAATCCCACCTTATTTTATCCTCTGATGTGTCCCTTACTGCCCCTGTCGGGTATTCCTGTCTTTTACCGCTGTCCTTTATTTTATAGTTCATCTATTCCCTCATACAAAACAGGTATGCCTCTTTCATTGGCAACCCTTATTTCATTTTGTGTTCCTTTAGAGTTTTCGCTGTTTTTTAAAACATATATACAATCGCTAACCTCTAACCAGCCGATTGAATAGTTCTGGATTTCCTTTAGAGAAATATCCTCATGAAGAAAAAAGTGATAATCCAGCCAGGGGCAAAAAGGAATATACCCTTTTTTCAGCAACCTTGCACTAACCTTAATACCCTTTTCCATGTTCTTAAATACTTGTATAACATTATCAGAACTGTAGCTTCCTGCTACATAAACTCTCTTGTACATACATTTACCCCTTTTTTTAGCTTTTAAAGGAGATACTTTTTTCATTTAGCCCCCTGTACGAAACTTAATTGCTTTTCTTTTTCCTTAAATCTTTTTTCTAATTCATTTACGGTATAAGTAGCCCTAAAATCCCTGAATGATTTTTTGTCCATTTCCTTTAGTTCCTGCCATAATTCGGGAAAGTATTTATATAAATTTTCTAATGCACCTAATGGCTGTAAAGGGCAACACCAACAAGAAACCCTGTCAAATATTTCATACAAACCTTCCCAATCAAATCCTTTTGAATAACAATATTCAAGTGCCTGTTTTTCGGTTATTTTCCAATCTATTAATAGATATTTAGTATTATTTTGTGTATGTTTTTTAATACGATTTCTTTCATCATAAGCTATTCCATGATAATCAAAATATTGTATTTTCCCAACAGCTTTTTTGAATGTATTTGTTTTTAATAATGTACACCATCTACGATACATATTTGTCCAACCATATCCTTTTTGCCCTTTCATTTTCCCTTTTGTTTTTATATGTTCCCCAAACCAGTAATCAAAATCAAAGCTATATATCTCAATTTCAAGTGGCTTAATATATTCCTGTAATTTCTCAATATGCCTATACATAGCAGGAAATTCTTTTGTAGTATCAACACAAATAATTCTGTCTATCGGCATACCTTTTTCTACCATCATTAGTAACATAGCCGTTGAGTCCTTACCGCCTGAAAACGAAATTATATGTTTCATTTAACCCTCTATTTTAATTTCGGCAAGTAATCAATGTCCCGAATCGCATTCACAATGTCCGCTACTGTCGGAAAATACCTACAGGTCTGCAAAACTATCGGCAACATACGTTGCATATCTTCGTCGTCAAAATCGTCTTTTAAAGCGTCGTAGTAGATTTCCGCTCTTTTTTTGGGTATTTCCTTTTCGTATGCTTCGGATAGTTTATTCATAACTTCGCAAAAAACTTCTAATGATAACTTAGTCATTTTTTTTCATCTCCTTTCGAAAAATCGCTTACTGAAAGTATACCGTATTGTTTATCAGCTTTTTGCTGATTATAATTATGCCCTAAAAAAGACTGTAATCGTTCATTATCCTTGAAAATATTACTAATATGATTATATTTTGTATTGTTTGGATTTTTTCCCATATGCCAGGGAGAATTATAACAACTATTTATTGCCTCGATACATTGTTCAATCGTAAATCCTTCAGCCAATCTTTCGGTAATAAGTCTTTCCCGTTCTTCAGTTAGTTCAGCATTATAGCCCATTTTATCTTTCCAGTAATTAAATACTTTAGTAACGCCGAAACTTGCTTCTTTCAATCGTTCTAAGTTTTCCTTCTTTTTGTATTTTTTATCGACATATTGCTTTCGCCGTTTCCGTTCCATAGCTTGTAAGCTCTCGGCATATATATTTCCAGATTCACGGTTATTATTTTTAGTAGGTATATTACCAACCGAACTGTCTTCTTGATTTGGGTTAGTAATAGGGGTATATATATTATTAGTATTATTATTAGTATTATTAAGATTAGTATTATTACTGTCCACTTTCTCGCCATCCAGTTGTCCACTTTCTCGCCAACTGGTAGGCAAGTTTCTCGCCATCTTAGTATCCATTTCTTTTTTGGCGCTTAACAATTTTATAATATTGTTATTTTCAGTTATTTTAAAATATCTGGTAGCAGGCAAACCCCTAACATCATATTCTATTAAGCCTAATTTTACTAATTTTGCAATTGCTTTTCCTTGCTGAAATTTCGATAAAGTAGTATCATTTTTTATATTATCAACAGAATTATAAAAATATCCATCTTTGTCTAAACTATTGTTGCTTTGAAAATACAGATATTTACTTAGTAATTCAGAATATAATATTGCTGCTTGCAATCCAATTGTTTTCACTAATTTTTTATTTATAACAATGCTACCGTCTGCTCTTAGTAATTCTAAAATAATCTCGACTGCACTTTTATTTGTATCCATTTATATTTTACCTCCATCTGTTATTTCTGTAATTTCCCATAATATAGGTTCTAAATACATTACGTTTGCGACCCTTATACCTTGCTCTGTATCAATATTTCTAAATTCCCTTGTTATCAATTTCAGCTTAACTAAATTGTCAATTGCTCTTTTAACGGATGATTTTGGTATTCCCAAAAAATCGGCATATTGTTGATAGGATTTTTGAAGTTTATCTCCTTTAAATTTCTGTTTATATTCCACAACTCTTTCTGATATTTCATCTCTAATTTCCGTTGGTCTATACCAGTAAAGTATATTAGCTAATATCAAGCAGGCTTCAAGGTCGGGCTTATTCTTTCCTTTGCGGATATTTTCATACCACGATACTGGTATAATATCCCCTTCTAATCTAAAACTTTTCATTTCGCTACATACTTTGTTCATGATTTATATTAACTCCTTTCAAAATAAAATAGGAAAAGAAAAACGCTAACCAAAGCGAGGAACTTGCCCCAGTGATAGAGCAAGCAACAGTGATTAGTTAGCGTCTCTTTTCCTATGATTTTGTTTCTTTTATCTTTTAACTTTTTCACTGTTTTTTCCTCGCTATTAAACATATACCACATTATCTTTTACTTGTCAAGGCCAACTTTTCTTTACATTTCTCCACAATGTAATCATTTAAACTATGCCAGTCCGCACTACCTAAAATACCATAGCGTGGAGCGTGCTTTACCCCGTCGATGTAGCCTTGTGAGTATCTCATTGCATCCATGATATTTTCAGTTTCAAATTTTCGGTCAATTACTTTTTTGATATCCGTTAAAATCATACTACCCTCCCTATCTACTCCCTATAAAAGAATTCCCGCAATAATCACATTGCAATCTTGTTGTCCCTGGAACATTGTAAAAGAAATCATGATTGATTTTATGACATTCTGGACATTCCCATTCAATTTCTATTGGTCTAACAATTTTTATTTTAATTTCCTCCATTTCA